GTTTGAGAGCTGCGAGCACCTTTTGGGCGCACCAGCTCAAACTCCCTGGCAATGTGCCAAACTGGCCTACAAAAATAGCTAGAATTATTCAAGAGGAATCTTTTGAGTATGAAGAAGTAGTGCCAACATTCTCGCAAAAGTTTTGGCGAGCAGTAAAGCTCGTCCGAAACTCCTTTACCTGTCCTGGCCTTGCCACCATAGCGAATATGAAGATTTTTCTTCAGCTAGGTGGTGCTGTTGCGCTGTTAGCGTTTGCCGCCGCATCTCACAAGCGGCCTAAGACAACCGCCACATTACTCACAGCAGCTGCAGCTTTGGCTTTTATACCGAAGCAAGCAGCTAAAAGTAGGAAAGTAGTCCTGAGCGACTCGTGCGTTGGACGCATGGGCAAGTTTGAGCTTGCCGATGGTAAATTTACCTACAACTCCGTTTTCCACAAGTGTGTGGGTAAGGAGTTGTCATTAGGCTTTACCTTTTTAAATCCCGCCTTCATCAACGTTGGCAGGAGTTGCTCGTGTAATGAAAGTGTTGCTATTGCTGAAAGGCAATGCACAAAGTCGGTTGAGACGAAGGCCGATAGGAAAGCGCTTTGGGACGAAGCACGTGTTGAACTTGAAAAACAGTTCAAGTTTCCTGTTTACGACAGATCTCAGACCACTGGGGTGTTGAGAGATAAATTTTATTCGTCGTATCCTGAAGCCAGAAGGAAAGTGCTACAAGCCGCGGCGGCGGCTTTGGATGTCGGTTGTGAGTATAATGCCGACTCCAGTATATTCGTCAAAAGAGAAGTGATTGTTGGGAAGACTTTGCAAGATTTCCAACCGAGAGCCATTAGCTCTAAGAGTGAAATGTACCTAATGAGAACCGGGCCTTGTTTCAAGGAATGGTGGAATCAGGTAGTAGAAACTCACTTCTCTAGCGTTTACAAATCACTCGAGAGCCGATTTATCTACACTGGTAAAATGACCGGTGATGAGGTCGGACTTTTAGTAACGCATATGGAACAAAATGGGTATTATCCCACTGAGATGGATTGCTCGCGTTTCGACGGGCATGTTGAAGTTGAAGCCCTGGAGGCTGAACTAGCCATCTACGAAAAAGTCCTTCCCAAGACCTTAGTTGATGACCTGCGTATGCAGCTCAACACCAAAGGTCGTAGTGCTACCGGAGCTGTAAAGTTCCGGTTTGCTGGCAAAAGAGCCAGTGGAGTCATCAACACCAGTGCTGGTAATACTATTGTCGCCTGGATGATGATGGCCCTGTTTTTTAAGAAGAACAGCATTACGGATTTTTTCATCTTGCAGATCGGTGACGACAATTTGACTTTCACCCGAAAGAAATTGGACGAACCGGCAGTTATCAGTCTCTTTGCAGACCTCGGCCATAAGCTGAAGGTTATTGCAAGAGAGCGTGACGAATACGATCTGCTCGAGTATTGTTCCGGCCGGTTTTGGAGAGTCGGAGAGCAACGGGTCCTCCAACCCAAAATAGGCAAATTGCTATCGAAGACATTTATAAGTGTCAAACCGATAGCGGAAACTGATTTACTACCGTACTGCACAGCGATAGTTCGCGGCATGTTTTATTACCGCGACTTCCCTGGCATGCGTCCTTTGATTGAAGCCTTTGGCGTAGACCAAATTGGCTTCAAAGAAAGAAAGGACGATAATCCGCATTCTATTAAGTTGCGGATTGAATTGGTAGTGGACCGCAGTGAAATTGCGGATCAGTTTAATAGAGTTTACGGCTTCACCTTGGACTCCTTTGAGAATGAATTGTCATCGTTCAATCTCTTAGATATGGGAGTAGTTCACTCTAGTGACATCGTCGATCGCGTTTTACGCGTCGACGGTTGTCATCCTTAAATAGGCCCTCGTGGCCAGACCAGCATGTCTATAAAAGGCTATTTAGTCCTGGAATGACTATAAACTTATTTCCGTACGTGTAGGCGTGATAGAGAAAACTGTAAAATCCGTCCAACAATTGTTGGTACTCATAGTTAAGAGAATACTGCTCGGTTGGTTACCTGGTGTCGTCAAAGTTCGCGTACTTTGCCGTCACCTTGCGCCGAGCGGTTTGGCTGAGCCTTTTATAAGGTTACTTCCAGCGCAGCCATAAGCGCACGCAGTTAAGACAGGAAGAAAAAACGCGATACGGGGATCTCTAGGCCAATGAAGATTACCCTAAATAAATAAACAGGTCAACAACAATCGCAGAAACAAAGGTTCCCGGAAACCAAAATCCGGAAAGAAAAACCGCCCCAGTCAGTCAAACGTAGCATCATCTCTCGGATCTCTTGTCAGATCCGCTGTTGCTTCGGGTCTACGTGCGGGGGGCGGAGCGCTCGGGGGGATGTTTGGCCCTGGCGGCGCAGCTCTTGGGACCAAACTAGGAGCAGGGATCTCCACAGTGACGGGTTTCGGTGACTATGAAGTCGCCACGAACTCGCTCATGGGCTCCAATGCAGTCCCAATATTTAAGAAAAATGCGCGGTCCATTAGGATAGCGCATAAAGAGTTTCTGGGAGACGTTACTGGAAGCTTAGCCTTCGCAGTACAAGCCTGGTCTTTGAACCCAGGCTTAATCGAAAATTTCCCATGGATTGCACAAGTTGCAACTGCTTATCAGCAGTATCAGTTTCATGGATGTCTTTTCGAATTTGTCTCCACATCGGCCAATGCGTTGAACTCAACTAACACAGCTTTGGGTACCGTTATCATGGGTACCCAGTATAATGTTAATCGCAGCAATTTCACCAGCAAGGTAGAAATGGAAGCGTATGAGTTCTCGTCATCAGGGCGTCCCTCGGCTAATATGTTGCACGCTATTGAGTGCGACCCGAGTGAAACCCCGATAAAACAAATGTACATTAGATCAGGCGCTCTAGCCGCCTCAGAGGACAAAAGGTTCTACGATCTAGGTACATTTCAACTCGCAACAGTAGGTATGCAGGCCGCATCCACTATTGGCGAGTTGTGGGTCACATATGACATTGAGTTCTTTAAACCACGCGTCGCACCTTCTGCCGGTCCGTCAGCTGGATATTTCGCCAAGTTTAGTCTTGGCCCTTATACCAATACGAACTCTTTAGGTAGTATTCAAACTGCCAGGATAGGACAATTGCCCATTTCCATAGTCGCCAATGGCGCTGGATGGGATTCAATTCAGTTCGATCCTTCAATTTCTAGTGGAAAATTTTTAATTACAGTTCGTTGGACTGGATCGGTCGCCGTAGTGGCCGCTGGTACCGCTTCAACTACTAACCTAACCTCTCCCGCCGTAGGCGAGTTTGGATTAGGCGGCACGAGTGCCTTTTTTACACCAGATGCTGGCCCTACCGTTGCCCAGTGGCAATACACCAGAATCACGACCATAACCGGCTATAATGCCGCTGGCTCCCGGTTGATCTTTTCAGCCATGACATTACCGACTACGGCTGTTGCTGTTGATGTTCTTGTCATGCAGATCCCGAGTGATTACAATTACGCGTAATTCTGTTTTCGACGATGGAAGTTCATTATCCTCTATATGCGGGGGATATCGTCTATAAATTCCGTGCG